ACTGTTCCTGCAGGGCAAGCAGTTCGTTGACCACTCTTGCGCTGTCCACTTCCATCCGTTCGCCTACATCTCCATATAAGAGGATGGCGACAGTATCAGGGCCCGGGATGATGTTGAAGAATTTTGTTTTCATATCTCGATTTTCCGACAAATTTAGTTGTGTTTTCTGTACTTTCCAAATGCTCTTTTTATCATAGCATTTGTGGGCGTTATCATAGTGTTTGTGGGTATTGTCATGAAATATTAATTTTGATTTGTCACCTTTTTATACGAAATTTGTCGGAAAATTATAACAAAAACATGGCAAAGAACAATATTGATAAAAAGGACATTGCCAAGTCCCTGTATGTCAACGGCAATTACACCCATGAGGAGATTGCACAGAAAGTGGAGACAACCAGGCAGACCGTGTCCAGATGGATCAGGGAAGGACACTGGGATGAGCTGAAGGCATCCTATACCATTACTCCTGCCCAGATTCTGGCAGGATTGAACAGGCAGATTATCGAGATCAACAATAATATCAATGCCAGGGACGAAGGCAAACGTTTTGCGTCCGTGGCGGAAGCAGACACTTTGTCCAAACTGGCAGCAGCCGTGAAAAAGATTGAGTCCGATATCGGTATATCGGATATCGTCAATGTCGCTATCAAGTTTACAAACTGGCTCCGGCCGTTGGATTTGGATATGGCAAAGAAATTCAATGACCTGCTGGATGCCTTCCTTAAAGACCAGATGCAATGACAATCGAAGACCGCAAAGCACTGCAGAAGTGGGAAGATCATCATAAGGCTCTCGCTGCCGATATTCCGGTAGATGATACGCTTACAAAACGGGACATCGAAGCCATGCGCGTCAAGTTGGAAGCGAACCCGGTAAAATGGATTCAGTATTTTTTCCCGAAATATGCCAAATATCCGTTCGCGTCATTCCACGAACGGGCTATCCTCCGCATCATAGAGCACGATGAATGGTATGAGGTGTTGTCCTGGAGCCGTGAACTTGCCAAGTCTACTGTGGCCATGTTCGTCCTGATGTATCTGGTGCTGACGAAACGGAAGAAATTCGTGGTCCTGGCATCCGCCACGAAAGATTCTGCGATCCGTCTGCTCGCTCCGTTCAAGATAAATTTTGAGTCCAATCCCCGTATCCGTCAGTTCTATGGAGGTCAGGTCACTCTGGGTGATTGGACGGAAAGTGAATTTAAATGCCGTTGCGGGGCTAAATTCGTCGCTCTGGGTGCAGGGTCTGCCCCGCGTGGAGCACGAAACGAGAGTGTCCGTCCGGATGTTATATATATGGATGATTATGATACGGATGAGGACTGCCGGAATCCGGATACGCTGAAAAAGAAATGGGACTGGTTCGAAGGGGCCTTATATCCGACGCGTTCAATTTCCGAACCGACATTGATTTTATGGTGCGGCAACATCATTGCAAAAGACTGCTGTATCAAAAAGGCCGGTGTCAAGGCAAAACACTGGGACATCATCAATATCCGTGACAAGCACGGCAAGTCGACATGGCCGGAGAAAAATACGGAAAAACAGATTGATACCGTTCTGGGGAATATTTCGACAAAAAATGCCCAGGCGGAATATTTCAACAATCCTATTTCTGACGGAGACATATTCAAAAATATCCCTTTCGGTAAAATACCGGCGCTTAAGAAATTCAAATTTCTGATGATTTACGGTGATCCAGCCTACTCAAATACCAAGAAAAAAGCAACATCTTTCAAGGCGGTATGGCTCATCGGTCGGTATAAGGGCACTTATTATATCATCAAGGGATATCTGGACCGTGTACTCAATTCCGTATTTATCGGATGGTATTTTGACCTGCTGGAATATGTGGGAGGAAAGACCAACGTCTATATGTACATCGAAAACAATACCTTGCAGGATCCTTTCTACCAGCAGGTATTCAAACCCCTGCTGAGAGATGAATGCAAGAAAAGAAAAAAGGAAATCAGCATCAAGGGGGACAATAGAAAAAAGACGGATAAGGCCACGCGTATCGAAGCAAACCTTGAACCGATAGACCGTAACGGGGCATGGGTATTCAACGAGGACGAAGAGAGCAATCCGAATATGCAGGAACTCGTAAATCAGTTGAAACTGTTCGAGATGTCTCTTCCGTATCCTGCCGACGGTCCTGACTGCCTGGAAGGCGCAATAAACAAGCTCAATCACAAGACAGGCGAAATAGAGCCTACTATAACGGTAAGCATGAAAGATATAAACGAAGATAATCCATACAGAATGTAGCTATGTCAAATTTTATCGAAACCAGCGACTATGACGCGTCTATTCATAGAGAAATATTAGATTCTTTGCTCCGGACGGATTCTGCGACATCTGACCCTCAGATCGTAGAAATCTGTGAAGACCGGGCAATCAGTGAGATGAAAGGGTATCTCGACAAGATATATGATGTTGATGCCATTTTTTCCGCAACGGGAAATGACAGGAATGCCCTGATATTGATGTTCGCGCTGGACATCAGTATCTTTCATATTTTCTGCCAGCATAACCCCTACAAAATATCCAAGATAAGACAGGACCGTTACGACCGTGCGGTCGAATGGCTTAAGGGGGTTATGAAAGGTGATATTACTATTGAGGGCGCACCTAAATTGGCGGATGATACCCTGCATGCCAACAGCAGGTGGCAGATTTCATCCGATGAAGTAAGACCTACATTATTATAACTATGAGCAAAAACAAGAATAAAAACAGAATAGTCCAGAAAGGATTCCGTGACAGCAGCTACAATCAGCCGGATGTAGTACTTCAGATGCCGGAACTGTTCCTTTTTGATATGAAGGACTATATGGATTCTGTCCGGTTGGCCAGGGAGATAGACTACTCGTCAAGAGTACGATTGTATGACATGTATGATTCTGCCCAGCTGGACCTGCATCTGTCGGGCGTACTTGCCAAACGGTTGCGTGGAGTGACCCGTTTCCCGATAGAGTTCCAGCGCAACGGCATTCCGGATGAAAAAATCAATATTCAGCTCCAGTCGCCTTGGTTCAAAAAACTCCGGAAGGATATTATCCTGGCGGAGTTCTGGGGATTTTCTTTGATGCAGTTTTACCTGGACGAAAAAGGGAATATTTGCTATGATCTCATCGACAGGAAGCATTATGACCCGATCAGGAGAAAACTGCTGAAATATCAGGGAGACCAGGACGGGGTGGACATTGATAGCTTTGACAACATGCTGTTTGTCGGAGAAAAGCGCGAACTGGGTATATTCTCAGAACTCCTTCCGGCCGTACTGTATAAGCGAGGGGATATGTCTGACTGGGCGATGTTCTGTAATATTTTCGGCATGCCGATCCGCGAATATACCTATGACGCAGGAGACGAGGAAGCACGCATCGAACTGTTGAAGTCTGCAAAAGTACAGGGACGCAATGCCGTATATATCCATCCGGACGGGAGCACGCTGAAACTGATTGAATCCGGAAACAAGACCGGATCATCCGAACTGTACAAGAGTTTTGCCGAATACTGGGACGGAAAGATTTCGATCCGTGTGCTGGGTAATACGCTGACAACGGATTCCAAGGATAAGGGTACGCAGGCTCTGGGAACGGTGCACAAGGAGGAAGAGGACAATATGAATGAGGATGACCGTGAAACCATCCTCGATGTCCTCAACTATGATATGACAGACATCTTCCAAAATCTGGGATTCAACGTGGCCGGAGGTGAGTTTGTCTATGCGAAAAAGGAAAAGATGGATCCTTCCGTGCAGTTGTCTGTCGTGCAGGGATTGCGGAACATGGGACTCCCGTTGGATGATGACTGGCTGTATGAGACTTTTGCCGTAAAGAAACCGGATGACTACCAGCAGCAGAAGACGGATGCACAGGCACGAAAGGATGCCTTGCAGAAACAGCTGGCAGGAAATAATGACAATACAAATAATCCGAATAATCCGGATGATAAAGCCAATTTGAACGGTGATAAAAAAGCGTTCAAAAACATCCTGAAGGGTTTTTTCGGCATAGCCCCGCAAGACGGGGCGGTAACGGAATAATCGACCGTCTCTATTACGGTACGCACTGTGACTGTGGTCATGATCATTTTGCGGATATTGCATCTTCCTTCGAGTTCAGTGCCGACGTGCTGGCTCAGTTCCTCCGAAAGATATACAACGGATTTGACATTTCCACGGAACTTGAACCGACCATTTGGAAAGAGCTGTTGCGAATTATCAACAAGGCAACGGTAGACGGTCTGTCGGAGTCTGATGTTCCTCCGACACATGAGGAGGAATTTTACCAGTCCCTGCTGCATTCCAATGAAGTTTTTGCGGCATTCAAGACGCATGTCATGGGAACGGATATGGCAGCACAGTTGACAGACAGCAACGGCAAACTTAAACCGTTCGCGAAATGGAAAGAGGATGTTGCGGATATATCCTCTCATCAAACGGGCGCATGGCTGCAGACGGAATATGATACGGCAGTCCTAAGGGCGCATCAAGCGGCAGACTGGCGCGAATTTGAGCGCAACAAGGATGTCATGCCTAATCTCCGCTGGATGCCTACGACATCCCCTGATCCCGAAAGTACTCACCGCCAATTCTGGACAGAAAAACTGACACTCCCGGTGGATGACCCGTTTTGGGACGAGCATCATCCGGGAGACCGATGGAACTGCAAATGCTCCCTGGAAGCTACGGATGATGACATAAACCGTCCGGATGACCTGAAGCCCGATCCTCCTCAGCAGGGATTGGAAAATAATCCGGGTAAAGACGGACATCTGTTTTCGCAGGAGCATCCTTATTTCCCTGATAAGTGCAAAAATTGTCCGTACAATGTAAATAAGGTGCATAAGATAAAGGATTGTTTTAACTGTCCGTTTATCAATGCCCAGATCAATAAGGCAAAAAAAGCAAAATAATATGGATGCAAGGAATATCAATAATATCGTGGAGAAACTACAGGATCAAGTAGTTAAGGAGATTACAAACAACCTCCCACGAAAAGTAGGAGTAGTGGCCGTCAACCAGGCAAAGAACAACTTCCGCGAAAGCGGATACCTGGACAATGGTATCCATAAATGGAAGCAGACCAAGAGACAGCAGGGCAAAGGGACGAATGCCAGATATGGCCCATTGACCTCATCACGCAACCATCTGATGTCATCCGTCCAGGCAAAACCGTCCATCGGTCAGGTCATCATAGAGAATCCCGTTCCGTATGCTTCTATCCATAACAACGGGGGGAATATAACGACGCATCCTACCATAACGCCAAAGATGCGCAAATATGCCTGGCACATGGTCTATTCGCTGGCAGGGATTAAGGGAAACGGGAAACTCCCGAAAGAATTGCCGCAAGAAGCACAGAAATGGAAAGGACTGGCTTTGACTTCCAAGAGCAAGATTACTGTCCGGGCTAATATTCCGAAACGGCAGTTTTTGGGAGATTCGGCAGAACTCCGACAGAAAATAAACAATATGATTAATCAGTCACTCGAAAAAATAAAACATGGAATCATTACTATATCATCTCATTGATTATATCCAGACCAATATGCCAGAACTGCGTACGGTGGATGAGGATTATGGACAGCTGGAAGCTCTCGACAACGAAGATACGGATACCTATCCCATCGTTTTTCCCGCCGTGCTCATCAATACTCCGGACACGGATTGGAGTTGCCTGCAGGGAAAAAATCAGAAAGGTGAAGCGCAACTGACAATCCGGCTGTGTATGGACTGTTATGATGATACGCACTCCGGAAGCGGAACGCTGGACAAGATACTGGAAAGACAGGAAAAAGTACAGGCTCTGCATGAATTATTACAGTGCTTCCGTCCTTTGGATGACGGGGAACTGATCAGGACACGTTCCAAGTTCTATACTTGGAATCATGGAATAAAAATATACGAATTGTATTATACCCTGGCGGTACAGGATATGATTACGGAAACAACGACAACTCCGAAGCCGACGCTGAAGATTTCCGCTTCGAAGATTTGATTTTGAAGCCGGTGAAAAGAGGTTTCTGTATTGTCTTTCCGTCAACGGTCGCTCCGTCTCTGATCATCTGCCGTACAACCTGCATGACACGACTTTCG